GCGCCATCAACAATATCAGTATAAAATTTACCACCAATAGCATGAATAACTGCTGAGTTATCGTTGTTTACTGACTCAATATATAGTTTAGCACCTACACCGTCATTTGCCTTATCTTGTGCATATGCTAATTCTGCTACAGCTAAGTCATCGGTATCCGGTGCTGTTATTGCGGTTGAACGTTTGATCTGAATAATTGTAGACATTGCATTTCCTCTGTTGGTTATAAATTATTATTATTTTTAATACGTTCCACCATCTACGTTGCCAGTTATTGCGGTTAATGCTGTAGGAACCCATTTTTGTAATGTTATGTCATACACTAATGTATCTCCATCTTCTAGAATCGCAGTAGGATCTACATTCGCTAAATTTTCTAACTTTGCATTAGTTAAGGCTTGAGATCCAGGTGTTCTAGTAATAGTTGTTATTCTAGTAGATGCAGAAGGTACGCTTACTTTGGTAACGACAGATGCAGCAGGCACGTTTACATTGATAGCCATTATCTGGTTGCCTCAGGCGTTACAGTTATGATTCCCTCCAACACTCTTAAAGTTTCAACATTGTTTACAATTTCTACATCATATACATATCTGCCTGCTTTTAAAGCACTAGTTTGTGTTGCCGTCAGCGAAATTGTAATTTCACCTTCTAGATTATCTTTAGCGACAGTAAATGCAGTATAAGTATTAGTATAATAACTTTTTCTTAAATGTGAAGAACCCGTGTAACTAGTTAAATCTTTGGCTGTGCCATCCGCATTTGTTATGTTAAATATCAAAGAAAATGTTGTTCCTTGATCTATAACTATATTTTGTATTGCAGCCATTTACAAGCATCCTTTATTGATACAATATTTATAAAAAATGAATTCTTAATATGAATACAATTCTAACATTAAAATATGGAAACAAGTATACATCCGCAGATGTAAATAGAATATACGATGCCACAGATGGTAAATATAACTATGTGTGCGTAACGGATAACCCCACTGGTTTATACCCTGATATTTATACAATACCAACTGATACTGAAATAGAAGGTCACTGGGAAAAGATAAAATTATTTAAATTAAACAATCTCGGAAAAATACTTTATCTAGATTTGGATATAAGAATACAAAATAATTTAGATCATTTATTTGAAATGCTTGACAGCAATCCTATTATTTGTTATACTTATTGGAAAGATAAGAATTTTCCTTATCATAAAGACAAAAGATGGTCTTATAATTACCTAAGCAACTTTAATTCCAGTGTAATGTTGTGGGAAAATGCTAGACATATATATGATTATTGGGAAAAGAATCAAGACTATTACATGGTTAAATACGCAGGTGATGATAGATTTTTGTACCATGAAAACTTTACATTTGAACATTTTCCTGAGAGTGAGATATATTCATTTAAGTTTTCAGGTAATAAATACAAACCTGAATACACGATAGCATTATTAAACGGGCAAGCTGACTTCCCGGATATTGAGAAAGAATATGAGCATGAACTTTGTATGCATCAAGTGGGGTAGTAAGTACTCCGCTGACTATGTGAATAATCTTTATAATATGATTGAGAAAAATTATACAAAAGAATTTACTTTCACCTGTTATACAGATGATGATGAAGGTATTCTAGCAGACTGTTTTCCTATTCCCGATGATGGTGTACTGCACCCTGATCATTGGTTCGGTAAAGAATTGTATTGTTGGGACCGAGCAAAGTTTCTTGTGTTCAACTCGCATAAATGGCTTGGATATGAAGGCAAGTGGTGTTACTTTGATTTAGATGTTATCATTCAAAACAATATTGATGACATAGATAAACTTGCAGAAAAGCCAAGAATTGCACATTCCAATTGGCAAAACCCCAAACAAAAACACGAAAGATTGTTTATAGATATGAGAGGCACTTTCTTTAACTCAAGCATGATGTTATGGAATTCTGATCAGTGTCAAAAAATATATGAAGAAGTTTTGTTTGATGATGAAATGGTGTTCAAAACATTCTACAAAGGCAGTGACAACTACCACTATTGGAGACAAAAAGACTTTTGGTCTAACATTCCTTTTGACTGGTTGTATTCATATAATAGGGGCATGAAATTTCCAAATGATTTAGAACTATTTAAATACAGACCCGATGCTAAAGTTTGTATATTTAATATTGATAATACACCACATCCTGACGCAAAGAAACAAATAAAACTTAAAGACTTAAAAGACAAAGACTTATTGAGGTTATGGAGATGCGTGTAAATTATGTTTGCTGTAAGTGGGGAACTAAGTATGGTCCTCATTTTGTAAATAAATTAAAGAACATGGCAAAGCGTCATACTGATTCTGAGAAGTTTGACTTTCACTTCTATTGCTACACGGAACACCCTGAGGGTCTTGATGAAGAGATTAAAGTAATTGACTTTCCTGACATTGATAGTATTCATCCTAAGTATTGGTTTGGTAGTGATAATTTTAAATACGGTATGGCTCGTTGTTGGGATCGCCCTAAGACTTTTGTTTTTAATACTCATAATTTTGCTGATGATAATCCTACTGGAAGATTTGTATTTCTGGACCTTGATGTTATTATTCAAAATGACATGGGTCCTATCATTACATACGATTTAGATCGTCCAACTAAACTAAAAAGTTGGTGGCAAGATCCCCGTCCAATGAAAACTAGACAGTTTAAACTTGCACATGGCGCTTATACTAATGGTAGCTGTCAAGTGTGGAGTGACGATCAATGTGAGGTTATTTGGAAAGATGTTCTAAAACATCAAGAACAAATATGGTTCACATTCACCGATGGTACTGATAACTATCACAGTTGGCGATGGGGCGAATTTAGTGAAGCAAAACTATGGGGACATTTCCCAAGTTGGATGGCATACTCGTACAATCGTGGGCGTTCTTGGGACGAAAATGATTTAGTAGTGAACACATATCGCTCAACCCCAATATTATGTGTCTTTAATATTGACTTGTTACCGTTTGAAGATAAAAACAGAGGCAGCACAAAACAAGACAACTTAGCAGATCCGAATTTATTGGAGCATTGGAGATGATTAATATTTACACCGTGAAGTGGGGACAGAAATACGGCCCTGAACATGTGAATAAAATTCATGAGCAGTGTAAGAAGTATATCAAAGAAGACTTTGATTTTTATTGTCTGACTGAACTACCACATAACTTGAATCCAGATATACTTGTGATACCTTTTCCAGAAGATAACTACTACGAGAAGTGGTGGAACAAGTTGCATCTTTTTGATCGCAATGTTGTAAAGCAAAAAGGTGAGAAAATATTTTTTGATTTAGATGTAGTCATACAGAAAGATATAGATTGTATTGTAGATTATCCTTGTAATGACAATCTTGTTTTTATTAGAACGAGTTGGCACAATATGCGAAAAATGAAAACAGATGTTGTTGATATACCATGGGCATACACTGATTTAAACTCTAGTGTACTTCGCTGGAATGACAGACTAAATATTGACAAGATTACAAAATTTGTGAAAGACTATCCTTCTCAGATGTTTTTCTATTACAGAGGACTAGATAATCTTTTTGCACACCAAGGAGAACGTCTACTGAATATAGACTATTTTCCGAACGGTTGGGTTTACAGCTACAACAACGGTTACATGTGGCCTACTGATGTGAGAAAGCAGACGTTTAGAGAAGACCCCCTCATTTGTTTATATGATTCTATGGAGCGACCAGAAGATGTTAAGTTATAACTTTTTGAACAATTACAAAAATTGGGGTGATGGGTTAGATAAAATTAATCACGAAATGCCTTGGAAAGCAGAAGACTTTCGTAAGTCATTAAATCCCAATTCAATGGAAGCTGCTATTTGGCTAGTAGAAGAATTAGAAAAGTTTACGGGAAATAAAGAATTAAATATTACTGTACTAAATTCTTGGCTAGGATTTCCTTTAGTTCCATTGCTTTGCGAAAATTTAAATGTAAAAAAAATCAATCTTATTGATGTTGACAATGATGCGCTAGAGTTATCAAAAGTTTTTAATAGACACTATAGAGAAGTCGGGGTAGATTTAAATCATATTAACTGGGATGTTCCGTTTGCATTTCACGACATTAATGCAATGCAATCAGATGTAGTAATATCTATGTGTGCTGAGACAATGTACCCTTTGAAAGAACTCACTACTGCAAATCCCGATTGTATTTTTGCGATTCAAAACTCTAATGTAATTAAAGAGATGTATGGTATAAATTGTGTAAACAGTCCAGAAGAACACTTAAAAAATATAGGTATTACAGAAGTGTTATATGAAGGCTCTATCAAACAAAAATATTGGACATTCGATGGGCTAAACGAATACGATAGATTTATGGCTATTGGAAAGAAGTAGCATCTTCTCCCGATATATCTGCAATCATATCTTGCCACATTTCTAAGTGTGGTATGACAAATCCTAAAGTAAGACGAGGCTCATGAGAACCTGCACAGTGATATACTACTTTGTCGGGTTCTCTACCTTTACCGAAATATCCCACCTTACATGTCCATCCTGGACTATCTTTCATAGTCACAATTTCTTTTGTAATAGGATCTCTGTATCTAAAGAATCCATTTCCTTCTTTTGAGTATGATAGAAGAATATTATATCCCGATGCATTCCAATTATTATGCCAGCTCATAAATCCCTCAGAAGGATAATAAACATTTACTGCTTGATTTCGAGCGCCTAAGTATGAACACAATGTTGTAGCCATGGTTATACATTTGTTTTTGTGTTCAGATGATACACGCTCTTCTGAGGCAATATCCACTGACATAGTTTTCTCTGGATATCCTATATGTCGTCCGTCTTTAGAAACAATTTCTTCTAAATGATCTAAACCGCAAGCCGTATCTAATGTGTATCCTTGATGTCGGCCTTCATGATTAGATATTTTATCCAAATCAGTTAAATCTTGATTAAAGAACCAATCACTATATTCTGTTATGATTGCTAACACTTCTTCATTCTTAATATCAACTAATTTCATTCTAACTTATCCTTCGATATAGTATGATGATACAAAACAATATCAGTTCCTTGAAGTTCTTCGTAGTGATAACCATTTACAAAGTTCCAACGAGCGTCTGGTTCTTTTATGTATCCCCACTTTACCACTTTCTCACCATAAGTCAATAGTCTCCACATTGTAAAAGTATCCCACTTTCTAGCATCTTCAGGATAATGTAGCATATCATAATCAGGTTCCCATTGCTTTAAATATTCAGTGTACCAAGCTCCCATGAGATCCATTGTCGCTTCATTCTTTCTATATATGAAGAATCCACAATGACAAGTCATTTCTTCGCCTTCTGCCAACTTAGTAAGTTTAGCATTGTAAGGACGATTCTTAGTGAATACAATATCTAGATCATCTGGTAACTCATTAAAAACATTTTGAATATCCTCATGCTGACACATCATATCAGCATCGAGGTAGCAAGTAATGTCGTAAGGAGTTTTATTGAGTGCCCAGAGTTTAGCACGAATATGTCGTGGAATGCCTTCAGTGATTATGTTATCAAAGATTGTATAGTCTTCAGGCTCAACCCATTCTTCATGTGTGAAGAAAGTAATATTAGCTTCAGGCCAAAAATCTTTTACTGATTCTGCTAATGCTTTTCCGTAACGATAGAAACCTTTTTTAACAGAAGCAATAATTACAAATCCTTTAGTTTGCTTCTTCTCTGGCATTTTCAAGTTCCTTCATTATTAATATTGTAGCATACGCTTGAACTTCCATGATAGATTTAGACTTGCGAATCATTCGCTTCAGTTCAGTATTCTTAGAGTTTTTAATTTGTTCAACTTCAAATGCTTCTAATTTATAATTAAAAAGAACTTCTTGTTTCCCACGCGCAACTTGAGATTGTTGCCGTTCCATTTGCTGTTTGATAATTTCGTTACGTTTATCTAAACCTTTTTTAGTATTCTCATCAATATCTTCTTCAGTATATTGCTCAAGAATCGCTTTCATATCAGGATTTACGCCATCAGGATCTTGAATGGACGCAATATTTTCTTGACCATTAAGATTTTTAATAGTAACAATTAGATGTCGGTTTTCTTTATTAGACCAATATGGGTGTAGATATTCTTTACGTTTTGGTGTGTTTTCTGTTGAGGTGCTAACAGATGTTTCTACAGATGCTGAAACTTCTGACATAATATAATCTCCATAATTTAAATTATAATACTATATATTCAATTTTTTAAGCTGTTCTTATCCAAAGCCTTACAGTTGATACCACTTCAGTTGATGCTTGAATTGTATCGCCTGCGTATGCACCAGTGAAGTTACTACTATAAAATCCAGTAAATGTCTTAGCCCCTGTATATGAACCTGTAAAACCAGCATAAAAACCTGCGTAAGCTGAAGTTCCTACATAGTTTCCGGTGAAAGTGCCAGTGTATGTACCAGAATAATTCTGCGATGACACTACCTGACGAGTATCTGTTAGTGCGTCTCCCATCTGTACCCATGTACCAGTTAAACCGCTTGAACTTGCTTGAAGTTTATATGTTCCAATTTCTGTTGAAATAATTCTATTTCTAAAGTTAGGAACTATCTGTTCAATTTCAGCAGAAGTCATACCTTTAACGCTTGTACCGTCTAATTTCAAACTAGTAAGATCCGCATTAGCTGCGGTTGTTGGAGCAGTTTTTTGCCAAAGATAAACTACAGTATTACCGCTTTGAGCAGTATCAGTGATAGTGTATCTTGAAGTCCAAGTGCCTCCGGCAGGAGCTGTTGCTGATAATTTATATTGACCAACCGTATATGTAGTTTCAGTCACCATATCGGTAATAACTTTATCTAAAATATCAGTATTTAAATCAGAATCTGACATCTGTTTGATTGCTGCATCGTATCCTAAAATTCGGTTTGTAATACTTTCGGATGCGGCTGATCTGACTTGTTTAAAATAATAATTAGTAGTTGTGACTGCACCTGCTGTTGGGTGAGTACCAATTGAGTCATTGCGTTTGGTGTCTACAAATGTACCAATAGAAGTACCAGTTAAAGCATTTGCAGTGTCAACATTGAGTTCCGCTACACCTGTGCCATTAGAATCAGTCGCAAATTTATTTGTTATTACATACGACAAATACTGATTAATTTCAGTATCAGTCATTTCCTGTAAGCCTTGAAAGTTTACAGCAGTTATTGGAGTTCCTGATGCTTTAATTCTTAATGGTTGCATTCATATTTCCTAGTTAAGTCTAGCACCAGTAGAGTCGTATATTACGATATCTACTAAAGTTTGCCAATTGGTAGTAGAAGTTCCTATAAATTTAATGGATGCGCCAGATGGAACATTAATAGATACGTTAGCACTACCTGCATTAATAGTCCCACTAGTATTCGGATAAATTTTTACGTTAACAGCGGTTGCGTTTACTACAGTATATACTGATCCAGCTTGAGCAGTAGGTAATTTTACACCTTGATTACTTGTAGCAGTAGTAATTACATTATATGTTTTAGTAAGAACAGTTGCATCTGCTTGTGTAGTACCTGCTGCTGTAACAGTTGCTGTAATACTTAATTTAAGATTTCCAGTTGAAGAGATATCATCTACAACAATATCACTACCTGATTCATACTTGTCGGTATTGAGATTAGTTAAATTGGTATCCATCTCAGTATTAGTGAGAGGACTACCTTTAGCTGCTCTAGTTGTAATTGTTGACATCTAATGACTATCTCGTGTTTAATCTATTTAAAATCAAGTTCAAAGAATTCTTTATATCGTTTAATTCAGTTTTCAATGTATTTATATCATTCTCACATTGCGTTATAATATTCTTTTCTGCCCGATGTTTTTCACGCAATCTTTTATATTCAGACAACCCGCGTACATCAACAGATAAAATACCTTTAGAGTTAGTATCTTTGACTAATGTTGGTTCTCCTTCTACTTTAAAATATGCCATATTATACCTGCAATGCGTATGCTCTTAACTTAGTGGACTTAGGTATTCTAGCACTGTTACTACTCAAGTGTACAATTTTAATTGCGTATTCTTTATAACCAGTATATGTTATAGTTGATCTTGCAGCAGTAGCTGTGGCACTTGAACCACCACCACCTGATATTGTAACAGTAGGATTGCTAGTGTAACCTCTACCAGGATTCAATATAGTGATAGCTGTTACTGCTCCTGCTGAAATAGTGGCTTGTGCAGTAGCACCATAACCACCACCGCCTGTTATCGAAACAGTAGGTACAGTAGAGTAAGCAGAACCGCCAGCAGTAACTGCAATGCTAGAAATTCTGCTAACATCATACTCAAATATATCACTACCATTTAAACCAGAACCGCTTGCTTTAGCAGGTATTTTATATGAATATTCGCCATATTCTTGTGATGCGGTGTTGAAAGGGCTATCTAATATTTCAAGTTCTTTCCAGAAAATATCTTCTAAGAAATCGCCATCGTCTGCTGCATTTTTAAATTTAGCGTATACTTTTACATTACCTTCTGTCGGTATTTTGTTATCTAAGTATACAATCAAATCTTCAGCATCTTGACCTTCTGCTAAGACTACTTTTCTAGATATATATTTGCTTGTAGCTGATCCGCCAACTCTAACTTCTTCATTAGAAGCATCATTATTAATTTCATTTTTAAATGTAGCAAGAATCAGTGTTTCAACATTGACCATAGGGCTTAAATTATTAACTGTAGTATTTAAAACGAATTCAATAGTTGCAGATTTTTCGTAAGCATCACCACCATATGTTGCTATTTCATTTGAATAACTTAATATAGTTTTTTCTGCATCTATTTCTACTGTAGCATTCGCTATTGTAGCACTAGTAGTTGGAACAATTGTTGCTGCGCCGGTGTTTGTCAATGCAATTTTAGGTGTGATTGTACCTAAATTAGCATGATTCTCAGATTTAGCTTTAAGTACGTAAGCATCAACTACGCGATTATTAATACTTGAAATTGTGGCTGTTCTAGTACCATCACCAACAAGAGTTCGTGCTAAGTTAGGAGCAGCGTTACTAGTACTAAAATTACCAGCTACAACAAGTGCGGTTGTTGAATTATATCTAGTGATGTTTCTAATAATTTTAGCTCTATTTAAAACAGCAGTTACAGTAGCCGCAGTAGTAAAACCACCGCCTGTTAGTGTGACGGTTGGATTTAAAAGATATCCTGTGCCTGGGTTAGTGAGTGTAATTCCAGTAACTACTCCATCAGTAAGAGTAGCTGTAGCTGTAGCACCTGATCCTCCTCCACCACCTGATATTGTAACAGTGGGCGCACTGGTATAGACAGTTCCACCACTAGTGATGGTGAAAGTAAAATTATGAATATAACTACCCATAGCAAATTCAGTGCCAGAACTAAAACCAGAAAATTCTAACCAATCCACATCGTTGTTATTAAGTGTTACAATATAATCTCTGTTTGTTCTAAAGTTACAGCGATTGATTCTAAACATCATGTCTTCTGATTGATGTGCAGTCCAAGTTCTGTTATTAGCAGAAGTAAACAATATACCAGTGTGAGCTTGTTTGCTAATGGTTTTAGAAGTACCAAATTGAGATTCGCCTAACTCAGCAATCCAAACTTCATAATTAGGATCATCTGCTTCTGGAATTGGAACAATACAATATTCCTTTCCTGATTCTAAGTATACAGGAATTGGGAACTGGAATTTAGTTCCATTAAAAACTGTAGAAGATCCACTACCTGTTGACACACTACAATCACTTCTACGCTTGTGTACTGAACCACCAGGAATAACTGTGGGACCTGGGTATCCATTAATAACTTCTCTGAGTTCTAATGTGATTCCGTTATTGTCACCTTCTCTTGAAACATTTTTAAAGAATAAGTCTACAGAAGAAACATACATACCACCTGAGAAATTATCTACTGTAAATGTTTGTGCCATTGGATCGCCAAATCCACAAAATCCACCATACATTCCAGGATTGTAAAAATAATTGTTTTCTGCAAAATCTGCTTCATCAGCAAATGTACTCAAATCATAATCAAACGTTATGTCAGTATTAATTGGTTCAACTGTTATTGCAGGATCACCTGTAACTGTAAAGTTTTCACTTGGTGTTGATACTAAAGGATAAGTATCTGCACCATCTCCATGATAGCCGTAGTCATTATATGAATCTGCAATTGTTACTTCTGGCGCTATTGCTACATTTGTAATGACAACTGTATCTATACTCGTAACACCTGGATCTGCTGCTACCGTTTCAATAGTAGTAGCATTAGTTGTTACCGCTGGTATAAAAGTAGTTCTATAATCTGCATTAACGGTAGATGTTGTATAAGTACCAGTTGTACTAACAACACCTAAAGTAGATATTGGATCTAATGTAACACTAGATGCTTGAATAACATTATTAGCAGGTTGAGACGCTACAACCCGATCATACTCTTGTTGTAGTGAAGTAATAGCATCGCCTGCATAAAATATAGCAGAAGCAGCAGAATTAGTTCCAAAACTAGAAGTTCCAGTCAATACAACATCTATTGCACCAGCTTTAAATTGACCTGAATCTATGGCAATACTACCAGATGCTCTACCTTGTGAATCAGTTGTAATTGTTGATTGTACAACACCACCAATCGTAACAGTATGCACTGCGTTTGGAGCAAGACCAGTAACAGTTCCAGATAAAACAATAGGTCTGGCAAAAACAGGCAAATTAGTATTGATAGTTTTTTCACCAACACTGACAATATTATCTTCTAGCAATATTCCAGAATAAGAAGGAGGGGTAAATATATTGACAATAGAAGGCGTTGTTGGTAGCAAACAGCGTATCGGATCGTTGGGTTTATCGAATTCGAGATCGTTGGGTCTATCGAATTCGAGTTCTTTTATAGGAGGCAAGGCGATTATATTGAGATTAGTTTCTTCCCAGACGCGCCACGTAGTGTGAAAAGCGTCTTCAGTTTCAAATTGGTCTAATGCACCTGATTTATTATTGTGTGCAGATTCTACATAATTAGTATCAGACCAAGGATCTTGTGCTGGGCTAATGCTGAGAGTGCCTGCATACGATTTTGAAATAACAGCTGGTATACATGCTTGTTCACTAGCACTCCACGCAAAACCAGCACCGCAAGTAGGTGGAACACACGCAGTTCCGTCAGAATTCAGTACATATGGACTAATACAAGTACCTGAAGTTGATGTGTCGTTAATAGTTACTGTAGTAGAAGGCCCGGCTGCTCCTACAGTACCGGAAGTCCAATTTTCAAGACTGTCTTGACTAGCCAATGTAAAGGTTAAAGTTTCCACCCCTTCAGTAACTGCATCATTTAAAATACCAAATGTAGCTTGAGCAGTACCACCACTAGATAATGTGAGTGTGCCTGTCAGTGAACCTGAAGAAAGGTCTCCTGCTGCTATACCTGTTACAGTATAACCTACTGTAGTACCTGTTAATGCATTTGTTGTTTCAACCGTAATTGTTACAGTGCCACCTTCATCAACCGCAGAATCACTCCTAAATAAACGATATATTGGAGTATTCCCTGTAGGCAGTACCGAGTTTACCGTCGGTGGTGAAGGAATTACAACCGCTGCTAAAGAAACTGGAGTTCCTGATGCATTAATAAAAACAGGTGCTGTAGAACTCGTATTATTATCATACAACAATTCAATTACAATAGGACTTGCTTTGCTTGCTTGCAATTGTTCTGTGTATACTACTTCTGTATAAGGAACGTGAAATACAGAGGTCGATTGTGCGGCGCCCGTTTCAAGCCCTGTATTAATTGGTCTAAAATCTACAGTATCATCCGAAAAATATGCTCGTAATTCTTGTTTTACATTATCAATAGAACACTTGAAGTCAGGGTGAGTAACTGCTGCTACAGCATGTCCTCTAAATGGATCTACTAATAATCCATTTTTAAATCTATCAACACCGCTTGAATCTAAAATTTTATAATCTTTAGCTTCTTTTTCTAACAGTGAAAGCGATGTATAGTATTCTAGGTTTTTAATTCTTTTCTCTAATGCACTAATATCTCTCATTGTATATCTTGAATTTTCAACTTGAGAAACTTTAATAGCCAGGTCAGGTCTATTATAAATTTTAGCAGCACTTGCAGCCAAAGAAGGATACGGCGGCATTATAAAAGTAGCCAAAGTCATTTGATTGCCTTCAGGTGAAGGTATGTCTACTCTTTCATCTTGTGGTCCAAGTACTATTTTAAATTCACCTGTGTTATCAAGAACAACGCGGGCACCTTGTGCTAAGTAATATTGCAAATCAGTTGTAAATTCTTGAACAGGTACTGGGTTAGTCAAACCATTTGAAGGTCTTGCTATGATAGAATTAAGACTAGGGTTTACAGTAGCAGAAGCAGCGGTAGAAGTATCTACAGCAGTATCTGTTACATATGGTCTAAAGTCTATGCTATTTTTTAAATCAAATATTCCGCGAGTAGGTGATATGTAAAGTGGTATTTCTTCTGTTTTTATGCCAGTAGCACCAGTGTCATCCACTGGATAAGAATCTACACATGCAAAACTGGGACCATTTACAGTTCTAGTAAATTTTTCATACTTAACCTGAATGTATCTTTTAGTTGTAAGATTAAGAGTACTAGATGCTTTTAATTTGATAGAAGCTAAACCGTAAAAATTATCCGTTTGACCATTATCAACTCTGAATTGATCTGTGACATCTTCAGCACCAGTTGTATAGTTAGCATTAGTAGTTGCTGTAATTTGAACTACTCTGAATAAATCGGATACGCCTAAAGTATAATCTCCACTAGTTGATGCCACATTAGTACCAGTATCAATTCTAACATATCGGTCTACTACTAAAGATTTTGCAATTGGTGTAGTGTTTGATACTTTAACTGTAATATAAACTTTAACTTTTCTGTCCGAACCAGTTATATTAGGAACGTCAATAGTAATTGAGGTAGCACTATTTTGAACAACAGTCGGGGCGGAGCTAAATACAGCATTAGTACTAAGAATATCAATGTATTGACCAGCAACTATTGGAGTAGCACCGATATCAAAACTATCTTTAGCTACCATTTGAATATTGGCAGCTATTACAGTATCTGTTAATGTACCGAATGTAAAAGATTCGTCTCCAGATACTGTAAGTGTGACA